CTGCGGTGAAAAAATCCACAAAGTTGTCGTTGTCTGGTTTTTGGAAAATGCTTGCCAGTTCGTTTTGACTGGTAACAGTAACAATCTTATCCACCGGACCCCAATGGAAATACCCTGCAAAACCGCCTGGAGTGGTTGCAATTGCGGGAACAACGGTGGTCAGGTCAATTTCTTTAATGCTTACGCCGGGGCTTACTCTAAATCCCATTGGTGTGTCTCCTTCGTGAAGAACTCAATTCTATGACTGCACTTCTGCGTATATGTATTATTTACAAAAATTCAGAAAATAGTCTAAATTGTCCACCCTGTATCTAGGTTTTCTTGTTTTCCAAGACTCCAACTAGTACCACCAGTGTCGATGAAATTGGTTTCTACACTGCCGTCTTCCACAAAACCAAAGGGGGTCATTTCCTCTTCCAGTGCCTTCATCTGGTCTTCGTACAGGTCTTTACGAATATCACTGCCCGTGATCTGTTTAAAATATGCCTGAGTGGTGAGCCACCCAAACAGCACAAGAGTCATTACTAGATCGTCGTTATGGTTGTCTTCTGCCTCAAAGGAATCGCCTTTTGCCACAAAGGTACACATCTCGTCCACGGTGTGAAAGTCTTCCACAATCAGTTTGGTGTCCTCTATCAGACTTTTTAAAATAGAGCAGCCAATACGCTTTACTGCACTAGAGGTCTTTACACCCTTTACCGAACCGCCCCTAGTTCCAAAACCGCCGTTCACTACCTGCCCCTTGCACCCCATTTGAGACACATAGATTATGTTGTCGTACTCTAGTTCGTCATGAAGAATGTCTGCAACTTGACCACCAATATCGTTTACCTCTACTAGGCAGTACGCGTTGTTGTACTGGCGTAACACGGAGTAGATGGCATTGGGGTACAGCATGGGGGGCAGTTGGTTGTTGCGGAAAGTAGCAACAACCCGATACGGAAACGCCGACACATCAATCACAGAGAACGCGTGGTAGTCCAGTCCCTGTCCCCGTGCAGTGTCCACCACTGACACGTAGTTGTGTCCTGCTACAGGTTTTTCGTATATTCGTAGCCCCTCGTTGTTCCAAAACACAGGAGTTCGGTACACCATACACTTTAATTTCTCTGAATGGATAAGTGTGTTTGTTGAACCCAAGAACTCTGTTTCAAATTCTGTGCGAAACTGCTCCTCGGAGGTGTTAGCAATAGTCTGTTTTTTCCACTCTTCGTCACGACCCGGTACATCACTCCAATGCACCTCTATTGGCACATATTCGTTCTTGCCTTCTTCTCCTCGCTGCTTGTTTGCGTTTACCCAGAAGCGGTAGAACATATTCAACCCCTTGGGCGTTGAAATAATAGTTACCTTTGTGCTTTTTCCGCTCGTAATCGTGGGGTACACAGACGAGAAAAACTCTTCTGCCACATTCTGTGGCACATACGCAAACTCGTCCAAGAAAATGTAGTTAAAAGCACCGCCTCGCACAGCAGACGATGATGTGGCAGACGCAAATACTTTAGAACCATTTTCTAAAACTATTGATCCCTTGTTCCACTCCACCACACCCTGCTGTAACCACATAGGCAAGTACTCGTACGCCAACTGTAAACGCCCAAGCAGTTCACGAGCTGTATTGAGTTTGTTTGCAAGAATAGCAACATTCATGCTCTGATTAAACAGCACATAATGTAACATATACGAAATAATGGTTGTAGATTTACCTGTCTGGCGTGGCAGTTTACCGATTACAAATCGGTTTTCGTGAATAGTTCGTATCATTTTTTCTTGGTAGTCGTACGGTTCAAAAGGCACAACCCCCTTGTCAAGAGACACAATTTTTACATAATTCTTAATGAAGTACAGAGGGTCTTTGGAGCATTTAATGTACTCTTCAATCTGTTCAGGAGAAAAGTTTACGTTTACCCCTGCTGCCTTTAGATTGGGGTTGCCAAGATACTTTATGCTTTTTTTACTCATTGTTTGTTTCTGTCGTTCTCAACCACACCACCAATATCTGGACGATTATTAAATGCCTTTGTAGAAGACCGAGAAGAATTAATAATATCCTGTAGTTCTTTTGTTGAACCAACGTAAATAGATTGATTGGTTGTACTGGTATTTGTTACGCTCTGATCAATTTTACGAATGGTCTTTACACGATTGTGCAGGTCAACTAGTTCACGATTAGTTTCAGCCAGAGTTTTGATTAATTGAGACACCACCTCATAGGCACGAGGTTGATCCCCTTCTTGTGCCACCTGAATCACTCCATCCAATGCAGTTTTTCCCATGTCAACAAGGTCTTTAAGGTTTTCTCTGACAATCTCATAATCTGTTTTCAAGTCTTTTTCTAGTCGCTCTTCTGTTAGAGGAGCAGAGTCAACCTGTACAACAATTGCGGTTTTTGAAACCCCTGTGTTTGTTGGTTCTTGTGTAGGTTCTACTTCTAGAGCTTTTTCTATATTATTAAATCCGCTCATAAAACACTCCTTAAATATTCCAATCCACTGTGTATCCTCCACTGGACATTGCTGATGCGTATGTGGTTCCAGTTGCACCAAACTGATTCTGATACACCTTGGCGTATGGGGTGTATGTGTTTATACTTGAACTTGCACCACTTGGACCAGAAATACCCACCATAACTTCCGCGTAGTTTGGTTTATCTGTAGTAATTCCTGGATAGTATGTAATTCCAGCAACAAAGTCTGATTCAAACACATCAGAGCTCCACAGTCCTGATTCAACCACACGAATTTCTTTGTAGTTTCGTTTTGCACCAAACAAATAACTCTTCATAGTAAAATTAATAGTAAAAACAATGGAACGGCGAGTCTGAAAATCGCCTTCGTAGTCTTCTTCTGACGATACAGAATTAAGGTAAATGGGAACATCTATTTTCTTGTTTACATCATCAAAGTTTACTGTTACAATGAATTCAGGAGTGAAATTAGGCAGAATCTGTTCCACGATTCGTAACCCGTCTTCCATGTTACGCACATAAATGTACAGTCCAAAATCAATGTTGTACGGAACTTCCGAGTAGGTAAAATCAACACCAACAGGGGCATTCGTATTTGGTCTTATAATGTTTTTCTGTAAACTGTTTCGCTTTCGAGCAGAATCGTAAGCGTATCCAGTAATATCGAATGCCATTCGTGGCAACACAATTCCAACAGGATTAGTTAAATTTGGGTCGCTTTCCAAACGCACTTTATACTTTTCTTTGGGCGCATACGATATGGGAACAAGCACGGTTTTTATACCACCACTATCCGCCTTGTCAATGTATATCTGATTAAACAGCGAACCAAATGCCACAACCATGCGGCGTATAGACCCATTATAGAAATTGGTAAACATTAGTAATTACCTTCAGAGAATGGATCAGTTTCAGTAAAATCAAAAATATTATCACTGTTTTCTTCCACTTCCAACTGCTCATTATCTTGATTGTCTTCGTGTGTGGCACTAATTGTGGTTTTGTAAACACCGGCAATAGTATACGATGCTCCGCTCACCAAACCAATAAGAAGATCGTTCACCTTAAACACGCCCTCTTGTTTGTTGACTCGCATAAACTTGGTGCCACCAACAGGAGCACTATACAAATTTACCCGACCGTAAGCAAGTTTATTCTCCACGGTGCCTGTGTACACCTCTTCACCTACAGTATATGTTCCATTACCAGTCCCTAGAGTTATACCAACAAGGTAATCTGATGTAGTAAGTATTTCCGAATCCACTGTTGTTTCTCCTGTTTCGACCTTATCGTTGGAGTACTTGAATGCTTCACAACTAAGTTTAAATGAATACAGTTCGCCTCCAGGATAAAACGGATTGTCGTGTTCAACAAACTTGATTTCAAAAAGACTAGACGGGTAATCAAAATACAGTAGATCGCCTTCTCGTGGACGACTATTTTTCTGAATATCTTTATGGTGTCCCATTACGTCCATGAACCGTTTGCGAGAAACTATAAAAGTAGCAGATTCACGAACGTCCAAACCAAAGCGAGACATCTCTGAATCGCCCTCGTAACCTTCTGCGTTCTCCATGTACATTTCAATGCGATTGGCATCAGTGAATTGTGACACCTCTTCACCCAAAATAAAGTCTTCTTTTACTGTTTCCCGTGGAATGTACACCATGTCGTGACCGTGAATTTTTATTGCCTCGGTCGTGAGAGATTCTATAAGGGTTTGTTCCCCCTTTTTGTTTCTACGAAAATACGGATTAACAGTCATGTTTATCCTGTAATAAAGTCAGGCGGTTCTTGGTATTTTAACAACACACTATCCTCAATACTCTGTATGGTACTGGTTGCTTCTTCGTACAGACGCTGACCGTTAAATGTAATGTTGCCTGGCATTGGAATGCCTTCAAATTTTGATAGATTTATACCCCACTGCTGTTTAATAAGTGCAGTGGCATATTTTTTTAACATGGCATCGTTCCACACGTCACTGTACTCTTCAGGGTTAATCACATAAAACCCCTCAATCAGCAGCCACTGGTTTGGAGTAAAATCGTTCCAGTTCATGTCTATTTTTAATTGGTTCTTGTGCTTGTTGAATCGTATCTGTTTTTCTGGATCTAGTAATTGCTGCAACATCTCAATGTACTGCATGGTGCCCACGTAATCACTTATTTTCATGTTGCCTGTACGGAGTCCGTAAAAATCTGTTAGGGCCATTTGATAACGAATATTAAAAATGTTGTTGATCTGTAGGTTGAACCCCACCTGAAAAACTCTGGTAATATTCTGAATTCTTGGACCATTGGGAGAAATACTGTCTGTGTTGATATACTGATTGGTAATGTCTTGCTGAGTAACCTGATATTTCCAGTACTCCCGCTGAATACCCAACGAGTTCCAGTCATTAAAATACTGAATGGCCTGGTCGATACGATCCTCGACCTGTGAGTCGTCCACATTAATCTCTATGACTGGTGCACCCAGTGCGCGAAGACAGTACTCTTTAAATTCTTGTCTGTTTGTAGGCAGTGGCATACAGTTCTCCTTTTAAGTATTTAGGAGTATTGTGTATTACCGTCTTAGTGTGGGGATAAGTCTTGCCAATTCTCCTTCTCTATTGCATATTGCATCACAATACGCGTCAATCACTGGCAGTTTTATAAGATTGTGACCGTCTGTAATGTAGTGCTGTATTCCGCGCTCGTAAATACGAGTATGAAACCCAAAAGGAACACTGTAGTCAGGAACAAGTTTCAGAAAATGACCAAAATCGTATTCGTTATCATTAATCGTTATTTTATACCGATCATGGTGTATAAGTTTCATGTTTTATATTCCTTATCACAGCGCAGTAGGAGGAATTTTCGGATCTTTGTATTTTGCCTTTTCGGGATCAAGGTACTTTTGTGTAATCTTGTTCTCGGAACCGATAAAAACCATTGGATTTTTGCCTGCAAGAGCAGACAACTTGTACACCAACTGATCAGCAGTGTAGCCCTTTACGGATTTTACATCTTTAAAAGTACTAGAATCCTGAAGGGACTGTTTCACAGAATTGTTACTGGTGGTTGACGATGAGTGGTAAGCAATCACATCATTGTACAGTGCTTTTATACCACCAGTATTGAACTGAAACGCAATTCCATACGAATCAGAATATTGATATGTACCATTCTGATTGTTGTTTATAATGTTATCCCTCAAGTACTGTAGAGAATTGACGTTTGATTGTGTTGCAAGAAAGGTGAATGTACCTCCGCAGAATCCTGATCCTGCTAGAGCAAGCAATTGCGGAAAGTCTCCAGTTTTTCCTAGAGTTCCGTACATTTGGGAACCACCAAGCAGAAGACGGTACGAAAGATCAGTCATTTGCTCCTTTTGTGACCGTTCTTCGTCTAAGGTAAGCAATTGCTGTACACCTGTAATGTTTAGAGCAGCACCACTATTGTAGCCAAACAAATACGATGAACCACAAACACCTGAAATTTCAAACCCTCCGCAGGTTCCATTAAACAAAACCTGTCCGTGTGTAGACCCGTTTTCCCGTAAAATCATACTTACATAGCAATTTCCACTGACATCTTGCGCGTCTAGTACCCCAATCACCTTTCTATTAGTGTCACACGGCACATATGATGTGCCAACAGGGCCGTCCATACTAAAAGAGAACACTGTGTTATCGGCAGAGTCCTCCCGTTCATGTGGAACAACTGCTACGCCTGAAAAGGCGAATCCACGAAGAGAAGATGCTGTGTTTCCACCGCTAACAATCCAGTTGTCCACCGCTGCCCTGAAAGGACGGTTTCCCCGCTGATCTGCACCAATGCAAAACGGACGATTGGTTGTGCGAAGTTTATCGTTTTTTGCAACCGAAGTATTTGCTAAATCAGATGCCACAATGGTTCCATTAAAGAAAGTTGCCACACTCGTAGACGCACCATCATAATGATAAGAAACCGCGATGTGGTGCCAGGTGTTTAATGTGATGCCTTGAGGAGAAGCGTTTAATGTGTTTTCAAATCCGTTATATGAAGGAGAAGAGTTTGTAGTCCACTTGAACACAAAACGACCACTACTGTTATCGTATATCAGAGCGTATGCGTCCGCTGAACTGCCGGCAGTAATGCTTTCGCAAACACAGCACAAAACAGGATCATAACTACTAGGAAGACCTGATTGCAAATAAAAGTGACCACCAACAAGGTGATAATTGCATTTTTCAAGTGAGTATCCACCAGGAACACGCAATCCGCCAGCAGCAACCGAAGGCTGATCCAAATATGTTCCTTTTAATTGCAGTGCACCTAATCCAATAGGAGTTCCTAAACAAACTCCAATACTTCCCACTGTTGGGGTGTACTCCACCACTGTGTTTCCGTTTTGAGAGTACGTGTTAAAGATTTCTGCTACTCTATTTGACTGAACCACAAACTCGCCTGGTTGAAAATTTCCGTATGCCGTACCAGACAACAACTGCTCTGATGTTTTTGGAATACTGATTGTTTCGTATTGTCCTGAAGTTGTTGCCGTAATAGGAATTAATGTATTTTGTATTGCATCTATATCGTTTTGATCTGGATTAAAATTATTAATACTATCAGGATTTATTTGATAAAAAATCTCTTCAGTTCCGCGAGTGATTCGCACAGGAATACTAACAGTATTAAAATTATCGTCCGAAATAATGTAACGAAATTGTTCGGTTTCCGTAGGAACAAAATTAGAGAAATCGTAATTTCTCGTAATGGAAACAACCTGTCCAGTGTCTTGATCTATTTTGACTAGTGTTTGTGACATAGTGGTTTTCTTATACTAGTTAAAATTCTGC